TAAAGCAGGAATAGAAGCCGAAATCCCACCAGTTACCCCTCTCTTAGAAAGCTCCTCAATCAAACCATCACTTTCTTCTGGAGCAACAGAAGCCCCTAACAATCCTGCTTTTACGGCATTTGGAGCTTTCAAAAATTGAACAGCTTTTACAATAGGAGAATTTAAAAACCCAGCAACTCCTGCAACATTAGAAACTCCCCTCCCTAAACTAGTTGATGCTTCTGGAAATTCTAGACCAAGCTCATTTGTAACTCTTCTTAAAGTATTAAAAGTCATCTGATTAGCTGCTGCTGCCGGAGCAGACAAAACATCTTCTATTCTTGTCCTATGTGGTTCTGGAACCAAACCCTCAAAGAACCTTCTACGATTATGAGACTCTTTAATCTCAGGGTTAGGACTCTTTCCAACATCCTCAAGACGAACGCCCTTTTTCATCGAACCTTCTTTAACTTCACTTAATCTAATTGCCATTATTTGTCTCCTTAATATCTTTATCAGGATATAGCTGGGTTAAACTCTTTTTCCTGTGATCCCCTATAGAGAGAAATATAGGAGGTTAAGTAAAAAGTGTCTAACAATTACCCCAGATAGTCCTTTTGACTTCCTAATTCTTGGATGACTAAAATCCTCAGCATTTCACTGCTTTTATCACAGTCGGGGTCGTCAGGTTATACCCAGCATTATCACGACGATGCGTCCCCTCTTTTTTTACTTGCTGCCCTAAAGGCAATCTTCAGGATTGTTTTTTGAGTACCTGCAAGCAAGCTCATACAAGTTGCCATGTTGTTTTTCATCTTTGCCCCCTCCAAGGGCAAATGAACAAAATTACTTCACTTCTTCTACTAAAGGTTCTCCATCTACATCACTAGAACTTAATTCTTTAAACTTTGCATCTTCAAACACTTCATGTGGAACCCCAAATTCGTTATACATCTTTACCTCCGCTTAGGTTAAATGGGCTTGAGGTGCCGTCTGTGAAGCGGCACATCAGGCTTTTAAGGCTTTATCAAGCCCCTCAAGCCCAAATTTATTTAAGTTCTTCTACTAAAGGTTCTCCATCTGTATCAAATCCAACAATAAGAAAATTCCTTCCTGCTTTAGAAACTTTTTGACCTACCTTAAACTTAGAACTACCTTTGACTCCTCTATCTGACCAAACAGCTTTAGCCCCCCTGTCTTTAAGATCATTAACAAGAGCATTAATAAGGATTTCATTTTCTTCGTCGTTCTTTGCAACAGAAGGGAGCGTTTCAATAAATCTCTCAATATCTTTATCTGTTGGACGAACTTCACCTGCTGCCTTAGCTACTGTTGTAGCGAAAGCTTTAATTCTGCTTTGAAAAGTATTAACCGCTGGTGAATGTCCAAACTTCCCCGAAATAATTGCTTTTTGCCCTGCAATCCTCCCAGTTACCCCTCTCTTCCCTATTCCTGAAACATTAGAAGCTTCTTCTCTTGCTGCTCTAAAAGAATCCACTAAAGAATTAATTTGATTGTCTAATTCTCCTATTTCAACTTCTCTCTTTTCTTGCGCTGCTGTTTTCTTAACACGTTCAAATCCTTCTGGATTCCCAAATCTATCTAATTTTGAAGGGATAAAATCTCCAACTTTAGGCTCTTTGCTACTTTGTTCTACACCTAAATCAACCTGCAAAGGAATCTTAGGAGTAACATTCGCTATAGTAGGCTCAAGAAATTGATCTACTGACTTAACTCCTCGAAGCTTATTCGCCAAATCCATATCACCAACAGAAATCGCTGCATCAACAGCTTTCCCTCGTCTTAATAAATCATTCAAAGGAGAATCTTTCCCTCTCTCTTCAATCTGACTATTAATATTCTTTATCTGAGCCTGAGCTAAAAGATTATTTAACTGTCTATCCTCTCTCCCTTGCTTTGCTTGAATAAACGTATTAACAGCCGTCCCTATTGCATTTATATCGGCATTAGCCTTTTGTCTTTCCATCTCTTTGAATTTTAGTAACGTTTCTAATACAGCCATATCTATCTCCTAATTCAAAATATAAGGATTAAAATTTAATATACTGCCTATATTCCCAAGGCCACCTGCTTGACCTGCTAATTTCTTAAAAACATCATTACTAGCCGTTGACCCAGGCAAAGCTCTAGTATTGCCAAAAATACTTGCTCCTGCATTTAAAAACTGTCCGCCTGTACCAGCATTGCCAAGCCCCCCAGCCAAACCACCTCCGATACCACCTATAGCAGCACCTTTTGGCCCAAAGACAGAACCTGCAGCAGCACCACCTAAAGCACCTGTTAAAGCCCCAGCAATCCCCCCTTTAGGCTCTGCTCTATTAGCTAAATCAAGCCCTAGCTGATTTTCAAAATTACTTAAATTAAAAGCATTTCTTTCAGCCTGATTTTGACCAGCAAACTGAGTACCAGACTGAACCGTATTCAACCCTGTCCCAAAAAGATTTATTCTATTAGACAAAGCTCGATTACGATCTTCTAACGCTGCCCCTGCTGTAATCCCTTGTAAAGAAGCATTTAACCTTCCGGCTTCACGTGAAAGAGCGTCACCAAAAACAGAAGATTCTAATTGATTAGCTGCTGCTGCTTCATTCTTAATTCTTAAAATACTATCTTCAAACGCCGGCCCTAACTCTGCCTTAGCCTGCTCTAAAGCTAACCCTGTAATTTTAGGGTCTAACTCTACCGTCTGAGCTAAAGGTGACAAATTCCCTGAAAAATCAAATTCTGTTAAACGTCCACCTAAATTAAATAAAGAATCAATCCCCGCCTGAAACCGTGGGTCTTCTTCAAACCTTGGCACCTGCGTAGTTATTTTGTCTTTCTTCTTTCCCATGTTGTTTCTCCCTGTTGAAAATCCGTAATCCACTCTTATCGGTATAAAAGCCTATTTGATTAACATCTGGATTCTTATTAAAAAAATCTTTTACATTTTTACTAACATTATTTTTATCTTTAGAAAAAGAAATATATATAGGAACAAACAACTTATTCCCTTCTTCTTCATTTGGGAATTTCTTATTCAAAGACTCTTTAAATTCTTTAACCCTATAAGCAATCGTTACAACAGCAATTTTATCTTCTTCAAAGCCAACATATAAATACCCTTTCAAATCAGCAAAAGATAAAAGCTTTAACCATTCTTTCGATGTGACATTTACTCTAGGGTTCCTTCTCATCAAAAATTGAAAAACAGAAATTAACAATTCCGGCCTATTCATCATTTCGCAACCCACCCCGTATTAACAGTTGTTGACTCTTTAACATAAAGGCTTGTACTAGCCCCACCATCTGTTCTTAAATATAAAGACCCGATCCCAGCCGTAACAGCACCTTCAGGAGTGCCAACACCGATATGAACTTTCCTTTTATCTCCGTCGCTGGCTATATTTTCAAACAAAAAAGATAACATCCTATTCAACTGATTAACTCCTTCAACTGTTTTTAAATGTTCAATTGTTAAAGGTAAATAACCGTCAGCCATTTAAATCATCCTTTAATTTAACAATTTGATCTTTAAATAAATCAATCCTATCCTTTATCCTTAAAGCCTTTTCTTTTAAAGGATTTTGAATCTTTTTTAAATCAACAATCTGTTGTTCTAACATTGCTATTTCATGCTTTATTATTGCTTTTGTTTTGTCTGATACAGGCATTATCCTTTTATCTCCGTTATTGTTATTGAAGAAATAGTTATCCCTCCAAAAAGTCTTGCTCCTGCTGCCCCATTAAATGTTGTTGTTGCTCCTGTTGTATTTCCACCCCTTACCTTAAAAGTTGTCGCAGAGGTTGTCCCAGCAGCCATATAATGCTTTATAACAACAGGATTCATTAACCCAGTCTCACCATTATCAACAATCCCAACAGCTAAAGCTCCTGCCGTTGAATCTTGAAATAATGCTGCAATTGCTGTTCCTGTAGTACTCACTGCTAAATAACAAATAACCTCAATAATCAAATTATTATCTGTAGCCCCTGGAGTAATAGCTAACGTCATATACTCATCACCCTCAGTATTCTGAGGGATAGTATCATCTTTAGGCATTGCCGTCGTTCCTGTCGCAACAGCACCACTTTGAGTATTAACTATCTGAACAATTGACCCTGCCTGAGTCTGATCTTGATTAACCGTTGCCCAAACAGGATTAGCAGCTGCCCCTTGAGTCTTTAAAAACTGACCAGACGTTCCCACAGCAAGATGAGTAAGAACCGTACCACTGCTGTACATAACCTCACCCTGTGCCCCTGCAGCATCATCAATATTAGCCGTAAGAATCTTAGGCCCTTCATTTGCCGTACCATCATGTTTATGCCCTGTCGTTAAATCAAAAGCTGCGTCTACCCACGCAGTGACTAAATCAATTTGTCCTTCTAAATCTGCATCTGTTAGGGTCTCATTCCCCCAATCTTTTGTTCTTACTAAATCACTTGGCCAAGCCATGTTGTCTCTCCTAGTTAGATTTCATCCAATGCTATAGCATAAATTTTTAACTTTGATATCTCCGGCCTAACTCCTTGACCGTTATTTTTAATTTGAAAATTAAACTTTCTCCCCACTGCTGAATTATTAACACTCTTAAAAATTATCGTAGCAGGCGGAGAAGTTACAACTTTTGAAGTGTTAACTGTAAAATCTACATTAATAATGTCCCCATCTTGTGTCATATCAAATGTCTGTGATCCAGAAGCCCTACCCTTATCTGCTGTCCACTGGACTGTTATAACCCCGGTCGTCCCTTTAACAGTTAAAACCATTTTTATTAATTTCAACTTAACGTCATCAATCATATCTCCGCCAGTTGACACTTTAAAATCAGCAGAACTAAAATCTTTTGTTTTATAACTAGCTTGTGTATCATTAAGCTCGTCGCTGGTATCTGTCGTTTCTAATTCATAGAATTTATCTTTAACAGAAGAACCAACGTATAATTCACTATTAGAAAAATGAAGGATGGTAGGATACCCAAAATTATCACTTAAAGATGTATTAACAGACCTCTCCCACCAACGACCAAACTTAGTGTCATAAATACGCCATCTGTTTGGATAAGTTACCCCTGAACCTGTTTCGTTATAAAACAAGTGATATTCTTGGTTTCTATAAATACCAAATATTCTTTGTCCAAAATTAACGTTATCTATAAAGTCATGGTTATGAGTCAAATCAATAAAATTTACCCCATCCCACAAAATTACAGCTTTAACAGGGAACTCTGAAAGATAAAATACCCCTTCGTTCCCTCTTGCTATTGAATAAGGAGCTGAACAACCGCTTGATTTGCTTCCTATAGGTCTAAACGCTACATTTGGGAAATTATACAAAGAATAAACTTCAAATTTAGTGAAAACTGCCACTTCATCCCCTGTTGGGAAATTAGTAGCACATCCTTGTGTATCTTCTGGTAAATCTATATTCCAAGCATCCCCTGACGTTGTCCATCCATTAGCTCCATTCCAGTTTCCTGTCCCTGCAACTGATCCATAAACTCTTTTAGGAAGAGACCCAGACCCCTCTGCTATCAACCTTTGCTTATGATAATAAATCCTGTCACAAGCTGTAGCAGGTTGATCTGTCGCTGCTGCTATCCCAACTCCTATCGTTTTCCTTTTTAAATTATCAGTTTTGTTTGTAACCCATAACGCCCCTCCTGCTGAAACAGCATGACATAATAACCCTGTTGTAAAAGCTGCTGCATCCTCTTGGTTAATATCAGAACTAGACTTTATGACCAAATCTCCTTCAATTACGCCATAAAGCTCTGTATTAGCCCCTTCATTATGTTCAATTAACAAATCAACATCTAAAGTATAAGTGGCTCCCCCATCCGCTACCTCATTAAACCCTTCAGCCCTAATCATCCCCCCCAAAGACGTAGCTTTCCAATTCTTAATAACACGAGCCTCATTAATCTTTAAAGCCTGATCCTCTCCAATAGTATTCTCCCCTCCTGAAAAAGAAAGAATGTCTAATTGAAGTTCCAAAGCGTCTACTTTATCTAAAACCCCTCTATTTAATAGTCCTTTAGGCATCGATTGTCCCTATCCCTTGAATATCTTTGTCAAATTGATATTGTTCACCAACGTTAGGCAAAGCTCTAACCTGACTCATTATTAACCCTTCAGTCTCTTCTCTTGCTTGTGACGCTAAAGACAAATACTCCCCTTTGTAATACTCTGCTAATTGAATCTTTCCAAGCTGAGGCAATAAACGAGAAGCTGCATAATAAACACTTGCCTCACGATATTCATCTTGAAAAGGGCTCTCGTCACTATTATCACTTAAATCCGTGGCTGGTTTCTTAAAATAATAAAGACGATACGCCTCCCCATCTGTATTACTATCAATAAAATTAAACTGCCTAGTCCCAGCAGCAGTGACCCACATAAAATATTGATCATCTCCACCATTAATAAAATGTTCATAATCAGCTAAATTCATTTCAAACTTGCCTGTTAAGTTAATATTATTAACAATTAGCTGATGAACCCCTAAAAATCCAGAAGGTACTGCTATTGCCTGACTTGCTACTGTCCCTGTGGCTAAACCTAAATAAGACTTGCTGTCTTTAGCAAACTTTTGTTCACCTCTATTTATCTCAAATTTTCTGTCAGCTAAAGCAAAAGACCCGTCACTGCTAGTATCTGTATCACCTAGCAACCGGCTCAGCATGCTCTGCTGGTTTAAAAATGTCATCGCCATTTGTATCCTCCAAATCTAAATCAATTAATGATTGATATGCGTCTCTCCATAAATAAGCCTTTTTATCAGCATTATGATTTTCATAACAATGGTCATATGCTTTCTTTGACATATTTATTCGTTTTTTCTTGTCCTTAACTAAAGAATCTAACGCCTCAATCCATTCTTTTTCGTTACTAGCTAAAAAGCCATTCTCTCCACTTTGAATAATCGGAGAGTATGGCGGTATGTTGTCTGCCACTGTTGCTGCTCCAACCGCCGAATAATCAAAATACTTCAAAGCTGATTTATTACGATTAAACTCGTTATCTACAAGAGGGCATATTCCTATATCTAAATTTAATAACTTAAGAACGTAAGGATAAGTTATATGCTGAACCCATCCATGAAACTCAAACCTTTTCGTAGGAATCTCTTGGAAAAGATTCTTAAACCGGACATCTCCCAAATAAACAAACTTGCAATTATCATTCCTCTTTAAAACTTCTTTAATAACATTCCTGACAGAATACAAATCTTCGTAATGACTAGCCCCGCATTGATACCCTATCCTTACTTCCTTTTTAACCATCGATTCTTTACTGTAAAAACTAAAATCAATCAAATTCGGCAAAACAACAGTATTTTTATTCAATTTAAAAAAAGATTCTTGAAGGATTGGAGTGGTTGTCGTCACCATATCAGCTTTGCGAAAACTAGCCCTGAACAAATCTTGTCTTTGTATATTTCTTTCAATATCAAAACCATCCTGACCATTCTTCCAAATCACACTGACACTCCCATCTGCCCACGGATATTTCCAATTATCTTTTGTCCCTATAAATTTGTAATAAGGATTAAAAGGAGATGTGTTAAAAGGATCATCGTCATAATCACAAACAATAATCTTCCCATGCTTTTGGCATAACTTAATAAACTTAAACCAATTCTCATCTGCTGGACGTTGGAATAAAATAATGTCTGCTTGCATAACTTTATCAACAGCCTCTTCACTACCTAGCTGCCAATCACCTATCGTCAAACAATCCGCTAAACCATGCTCCCTTAACTTCATCAACGGTTGCAATACACGATAATGGTTGCATGCAGTGTTATCTCTTTCAACACCCAAAATTTTCATATTGCTTCTCCTATAATTTCTTCAAAATTAATAAAAGGAAGCCCTAACTCTTTACGGAAATTAACCTTCTCTCTTATCAAATTTTTAAATATTTTCTTAAGCCACCAACGAGGAAGACTTTTATCAGAATAGATATCTTTCAAAAAATGCACCCACCCTGGCTTTTGAAAATCATTCAACCACATCGTTACAGTAAGATTAAGCCATTTTTTGCCAATAAAATAACCATTTAAATTTATTGTATTAAAAATACTATTATTAATATTCCCTTCCCCAAAAGTTTCATATTTATACATTTCTTCTAAAGCCTTATCTGAAAAGTCATAATTATTACCACCAGCAAAACGTTTATAAAGAGGAATCATCCTAAGAAAATTTTTACTATACACAACAAAGTTCCTCTAACTGAAATTCAAACTCTTTAATGACCTTCTTCATAGAAAACCTATCATCAAACCCCCAACTAGGTTTGTACGGATACCCTAAACAATCAGGAGGTGAGTCAGGTGGATCATCTTTAAATCTTGCCCAACCAAAATCTATTAGCTTTATCACCCCATCTTTAACCATCAAATTGTCTGGCTTAACGTCTCTATGTTGAATTGTTGATTTCTCAAGCTCAGAAATAATGTCAATTAACTGTACTTTCCAATTAAAAGGGAGATTTTCGATAGTAAGCCTATCTCCACAATGCTCAATTGATATCTCAGAATTATTGCTGGGAAGATTAAAAACAACCGGAAAATGTTTAGAACTAACCTTGCTTAATATTCTTTTTTCGTTATCTATCAAATTATAAGTCCCCCAAGAAGTTTGTTTTTTAATAACCTTATCCCCTTCTTGACTAACCACAGACGTTGCCCCTTTCCAATACTGATTAAATCGTCCTACTGTAAGATCATTTGGAGTACAATACCCAATTTCAGACTTCTTTAAAGACTCCAAACATTCTTTAACCGAAACATCTCCTAACCATTTCTTATAAGAATTAGTGTTTTTATGATGTACAACATGATAAGCAAGAGCTAACCTAAAATGCATAGGATTAGGTGTAAAAAAGCCTTTTTTGTTATATTCTCGGGTTTCAAGCATATTTAACTGAAAATGAGTAGGATAATACCCGTCTCCCACATACCTGACATCCATATAAACATTCATATCCCCTATTAACATTTTATGCATAACTCTTGGCGATTTATGAACCTGAATAACTTTAGGGAAAAGCTCTTTAAAATGCTTTTGGTCATAAACTAATAAATCCAAATCTCCATGCCCTCCACTCTGAACAGAATGAGGGAGATTCTCAAAATTCCTTAAAACAAGGTAAGGAAAGTCAATATCATGCATAAATTGAAAGAATTGTGTTAAACTTTGCATTTTCTCTTAGGCAACATTTTCATTGCCCCCACGATTCCAAAATCTTCAAATATTTCAAACGTATGACGCTTCAAATGGTTAGGAACTTTACAATATTCAATATCAAACCCAGCCTTCTTGATCTTCCCCTCATCTAAATATTTATCTTTAGCCTCTGGGTTCGTAACATAAACATCAGCATCTTTTTCCTGAAGAATCTTAATTAAATGATTTGTAGCATCCCATTTATATGGTTTCTCTTCTTTAAAAAATAAAGGACGTTCGTAAGAAAGAATAGTTTTTATACCCAAAGTATCTTTAATAGCCTTAATCCATAAATAATTAATCTTTATCAAAGACCCTCCTTCAACGCCTCCATACGGCCTGTTTTTATCACTTTCTAGACCAACATAATCTTTAAAATGAATATATTGAGTCTCTTGCCACACAGGTTTAGTGACCCATTTCCCTCTTATTTGATATCTATTCTGAAAACCATTCTTTTCAAACTGGACGTATGTCAATAAAACAAACTCATCCACCATTGCCATTTTGTAAAAGTAGGGGTACCATGGGCAAAAGTTAGGGCTGATGAATAGCAATCTTATATTTTTCATTACCTCTCATCTAGCACCACCTCCTTATCACAAACAACGCATTTTTTTAAATTAGGCTGATGAATTGCCACTTTATACAAAAGCCCCTCCTAAAATGTCGGATAACCCATCAGCAACTTTAATATTGTCAGTCAAAATTACCGTATGACCTCCATCTGTCCAGATGCTTTTTAAATAAGTATCAATTGCCTCTGCGTACTCTTTTCTTTCTGCATCATGTAACACAACAACACCATCCTTATCTAACTTATCACTAACATTCAACAAACACTTCTCTCTAACAGCCCCATCAATAAAAATTAAATGATATAAATCAAATCTCCCTGAAACAAAAGGATATGAATCAAGATTAGGTTCATAAATAAACTTAACCTTCTCATTAATCCCGTTTTTTTTAACCTTCTCAATCCATCCATAATCATTTTCAACAGAATCTAATTTCTTAACGCTTTTATATTCACTTATTAACTTAGTAGATTTCCCAGCCCCAAACTCTAAACACTTAACAGGGTTTAAAGTCTCAAGAACGACAATTAAAGTGTCTCTATAACTGTCCCACGTTGACGCTGTTTCCATTTAAAACCCTTTTAAAACTTTCCAGATCATATCTCCATGAATGGAAATACCAAAAATTATAATCTGAATCAAACTTTTCAAACTCCAATCCCTTCCAATCTCCAACAATCAAATCAATCCCATTGTCTTTACAAATTTTAAAAGTTGTCTCATCCCATTTATTAAAAGGAGGCATGAACTTATTAGTAATTAAGTACTTACAAGAAGAAAGGATTGACATCTCTTGAGCGTCATAAGACATCCCTGAATGGTTACAATGAAACAACCCGTGAGAAACAATTTTCCCAGGGATAGATAAGCTTCTGACAAAAGAATCTACATCGTAAAACCATTTCTTAGGTCTGCTTTTAAAAGGAACCTGTTCATAAACCGATCCTCTTGTATTCCACTTAGAAAATAACGTTACACATGAGAGAATCTCACTTTTAGGGAAAACTTCTTTGATGTATTCATATATCTTCTTTATTTCAGTCATATCTGAACAAGGATTTACATCATCATTCCTAAAAATTAACTTGTCCATGCAATCTCTCTCCCTACCTCATAAGAATATTTTTCATGTTCTTTAGACTTAATATGCTCAGGATGTTCCCCTGACCAATGCCCCATATCTTCAAAAATAATATCTTTCATCCACCCAACATTAGCATCCTGTTCAATAATAATTTGCTTAATTAATGGAAAAGCCCCTGTCAACCCATCAACTTCATGCCTAACAAATTCCATCCCATTTAACATACTAGCCCTCATAATCCATAATCCTCCAACAATGTCAGAGATCAAATAAGGCAATCCTACATCTTTCCCGTATTTTTCAGCAGCATGAGAAGGAGTAACATTAGGAGAAAGAATATCAACGTCATAATTCTCGAATATCCACAAAGCATGATTTAACCACCCCTTTGGAACCATGCAATCATTGTCCACCTTAGCTAAAACATCAAATTCACCCCTAACTTGTTCAAAAAAATCAATAACAACATTTCTAAGACCTTCCTGACTAGGTGTAAAAAATGATCCTGTATATTCCTGCGCTTCCTTCAAAGACCTTAAACATTTAGACGTATACTCAGGTCGTTTGTAACAAGGAACCAGAATCGCTGTTTTCCAACTTTTCTTCGGCTTCTTTAATTGCACTCGATAACTCCTTAAATTGATCTAAACTTAACTCAATCCTTAAATCCCCTACTTTTAGATGAATGTACTTTAACTCTTCAAAATCTGCACCCTCTGCAAAAATAGCACCTTTATTTTGTAAATATAAATTCTTGTTTAAATTAATCAAAATCGTGTTTGTATCAGATTCACTGATAATTTTTTTACGACATAACTCAATATGCCTCTCCTTACTCGTCCCCGGGCAACCTCTCTTTTTCCACCTCTCTAAAGAATCCTTAAACCCTTCAGCCATGTTTACCCAATCATGGATCGTATTCATTAACCTTAAATTTCTGTAATGGGTGTGAACCTTTTCACATATCTCTACAACAAACCTGTTCTGAAAAATCGGCTTAGATATATCCCTACGTGATAACTCAAGAAGAGTTTGGCCCATAATAATCTCTCACCTTTCTAAGTAATTCATAAGAATCGTCACCCCTTAAAACTGCTTTCATAAAAGAATCTCTTACCTTTTTATTTTCATCCTCCCAAAACTTGACATAAATAAGATTCCTCATGAAAAACATCAATTTGTTAGGGACAACCCATTTATGCTGGAAAGTCTTATCCTTACTCCACCCACTCGTCCCCTCATAAACTTTCCCACCTATATACTTAGTAGATGTCTTATGCCCGACCTGATCATAGAATTGTTGTTGCGCAATATTAATCCTTCTGGTCTCTTCACAAAGACTAGGGAACTCTTTAATCCTTTCAATATTGAAATTCTCTACCAAACGACCAAGAAAATCGTTCATCTCTCCTTTACTGATATCCGCCCTGTCTTTTAAAGGAGTGTTTTCTAAAGCTTTTTCTAGTTCTAAATTTTCCATTATCAGCTTAATAAAATGGGGGCCGATATTCTCAGCCCCCAAATCCGTTAAAGAACACTAGCAGTCTTTAAGAAAGATGCCTTTGCATGTCCTTTTTCGTTACCCCAATTTAACGTCATTTCAGCTTCAACCCATCCTTTAATGCTAGATGATGTCTTAGCTCCTTTGTATTGCTCAATATCTCTCAATACAGCTACACGAATCATCTCAGGATCAACAATTGTAATCCTTCGAATCATATGCTGACGATCTGGAATAACATCAACAGTACCAAAAGACCCTTCGTACTTATTAATGTTATTGATCGCCGTACGTGTATTAGCTTCAATATTGAAAGAATAACCCGTCTTAGCAGTGAAATTCTCTGAAATAACTCTCTTCTGATAACCCCCACAAAAAAGTGCTCGTGGATTACCACCGTTATCCCAAATTTGCTGTAATAATGAATTGACTCCACCCTCAGCCAATGCAATATTAGCAGAATTCCCAGTACCAGTACCAACAGCGGTGTTACTCGAAATAGCACTTTGAATACCTCGTGCTTGACGACCTGAGGCCGTAGTACCTGCTGAAGCTGCCCCAGTCATTAAGAAGATTTTATCGTAGTCACGAAGCAACGTTTTCATTGCTTTCATTAACTCACGTTTCACATCACTCTTAACTCCTGCTGTATTTACTGCTTGTTGGGTATGTGTAACTTCCCAATTACGCAAACGAATATGCGTATAATTCAACCTTCTTGCTCTTAAAGTAGGTTTCGTATAACTAATCGAAGCCCCTTCAATCGTTGTTCCTGCATTAGCAGCATCAAGGTTATCATCTTGCCACTCATGCTTTGTCCCTTCTGCCTTAATCTTTCTCGCCATAGCAAAGAAAGGTACTTCATCAGCAAAAAGGTCTGCTATCGAATCAGACAAATCTTCTCGATTGCCAATATTCGAATACGTGTTCATCATGTCTGCTACACTCATAACTATCCTCTTTCTCGCAGTTCAGGAGGAAGGTAACGATCAACATCTAAAATCTCAGTAAGATAATTTTCTTTATCAAGATAATCACCTCTTTTTGCCTTTTCTCGTAACTCTTTAAGATTAGCCCTCTTAGCGTTACCTTTAACGGCACTGGAATCTAAAGCTGTTTTTCGTTTTAAATTAGTGTTTTGACGTTTTAAATCACCTTCTTTAGACTTTATCTTCGAAACTTCTCGGGTAGCTTTATAATGGTCAACTGCCATCTTTAAAGCTAAAGCTTGTCCTTTTTCAAGACTCTTTAAATCTGGATAAGAAGAATATACTTGCTCAGCTATCTTTCTGATCTCAACCCCTTCTTTATCAAAATCAATCTCTTCATTTTTTGGGTCGGTAATAATCTCTTGGACTGCTTGATTAAAAGCTTTCTCTTGCTTCTGCTGAAACCGTTTCGGAACAGATGACATAACATCATCAATCTCATCCATTAACTCATCAAGCTGAGCTTCCCTCTCAGGATCATCTGTCCTTTTCCACTCTGACCGAGCATTCTGCTTTAACTGCTTAAGCTCCTGCTGAGACATGTTCTCAAGCTTATCTTTACGAGTCCCTTCAGAAGACGACTTGGCTTTTGCTTCATTAAGCTGCTCCTCTAAAATCTTGTTTTTAGCAGTAAGAGCATCTATCCTCTTCTTGTGCTTAGAAACAGGGATAACTTCCTCCTCTGTCTCCTCTTCTTCCTCTTCAACCTCAGGTTCTTTTTCGTTAAGGTCCCGACGTAAATCTACCTCGCCGCCTTCTTCAAAAGAATCATCCTGAAGCTTTGTTTCTTCTTCATCCGAAGATAAATCTAAAGAAGATAATAAATCGTCACCTAACTTATCTTCCTTTTCCTGAACTTCACGTTGTTGTTCTTGTTTTTCTTCTTTTGTTTGTTTTTGTTCTTTTACTGGCATAACTTTCCTCCACGCATTTAGTTTATCCTCGTCTTGGGAGACGAGTGGTTTCACGCATTTAAAGCCTTGGGAGGCTGATCATTAAACCCAAAAAAAGAAGCCAACCCTGTGCCTAGCTAGGATTGGCCTCTATATAACTTCTGGGACAAACTAATTGATCAGATTAGTCTGTTTCTTCAATTTCTTCTATAGGTCTTTGCAACTCCTCTGCTTCATAGATAATTAACTCTAACCCATCAACAACATTTTGGTACCCTTCACATCTCCCTAACAACCTTTCAGCCGATATCGGTGCCCTATCATTTGGATTAACTTGATGATACTTTAAAGACGTCGTTATTAACCCATTAATAAAAGCCCTGAAAACTTCACCAAACTTACCCTCATAAGCTACCCTTACAATCCTCCCTCTCTCAAGCTTATCTCCTACCTCATCCCCATCAACCCATGTCTTAGGCATTTATTAAATATCCTTGCTCAAAAATTTCTTTATTAAGAGAACTTACACCTACTCTCTCAACATAATCAATAACAGCCTTTTCGCTAAACTTGTTATTTTTACTCTCGGTCATATCCGCAGGAGATAACGCTAACTGAAAAATCTCGCTTGAATCTTTGGCAACATAAACCCAGTTAGAATCAATTAAAATGTCCTTTTCAACATTACTAAAAGAATAAACATGACTCTTGCAATCTAAAACAAAAGGTTGATAAAAATAACTTTTAACCTTTATCCCCTCATTAACATTCTTTAAATACTGTATCGGCTTGTCAAAAAATTGCCCAGAATCAACAAAATGCCTCTTAGTCTCTTTATGAAGATGTTTGTTTAATATACCAACCATGTCCTTTTCATCATTTCTGATACTATCAGGTAACTCTCCCTCATTAACCCTAACAGCTCCCACTGGGATAATAACAGCCCTATACCCTCCATGAATCTTATCTAAAGCAAGCTGAAGACTCCCATCTGAAAAAATTGCGTCAGGAGGAAGACAAACCCAAACAGCATCATTAAGATCAGACCATCTCAAAGATGATTTTATAGACTTATTCGAATCCCTAACACTTTCCTTCCTCTCAACCTTACAATGCTTTGATAATTGACAAAAAACATCAGTTTTTTTAATGTAATCGTAATCATTTTGATCAGCATACACATGATAAACTAAATCACCATATAAACTCGGAATGTTCTTCTCACTTAACAAAGAAGGAAGGGCATACTTTACAAATACCTCCCTATACCTATCCCCCCATAAAATTGTATGCAAATTAACTAATCTCTTCATATATCTTATGAATCTCCTCTGGGATTAAATCTTGATCTTCTAACCACTTCTTATGCTCTCTCTCCATACAATCAACAACATATTTCACTCTTGTATCTTGATTATGAAAATTCTTGATCTTTAAATATCCATTCTTAGCTACTTTATTGCGCTCAACAGGGTTCTTTAAATAATAGTTGTATTTATCTACCAACTCATCATATGTCTTAAAATAAACAATATCTTCCCCATCAGTAAAAAACTTCATATGCTTAAACATCGTGTCTTCATTCAACCACTGGAAACATAATCTGTTACAAGCCATAATCTCAAACGCCCTGCCACACATTCCATTAAAACACCTTCCAGGAGGAGCTAATAACATTTCAAACTTACTTATCAACTTAGCGTAAGCCTTAGCTGTCTCTGTTGAATCCTTAAACATCTTAGTCCTTACACAATTAAATATCCCTTTAACATCTTGATCTAAAAAGTCTTCTCTCCCCTGCCTCCCACCAATAAACCCTAACCCTTTTAAACAAGAAGGCCCTCTTTCCCCCATAACAGTCGTATCTGCCCATGAAGGAAGCCAATACGTTGGAATATCATACATATCCAAATCCGTCTCCGAACACACAAACAACATATTGAAATGTTCCTGATTCTCTAAACATAAATCCGTACTCGTATCCTTCTCCCCATGACGTGTATAAAAACTCTCAGACTGCCAACACGCTTTAAACTGGTTACCCCCTCTTGCAACTAAAGGCATCCTTGCATTAAGGAACCCCCTAACATAAAATATAGGGGCCTCAAGGAATTTCGTCTCATCAAGAAAAACACCTTCCGTTTGATTATAAGCATAATGTAAAAGATCATTACTCTCTAACGCCCTTTTAAACCCTTCAGACCCCATATACCCAGAACCTAAAGCTAACGGAGAATGATAAACAAAATTTATCTTAATTTGGCGCATACTTCTTTCCTTGTACTGGCGTTAATAAAGCCTCTTTCCTGATATCCATATCATCACTTAACTTCCTAACCCCTAACTGCTCCCTTAAAGACTTGTCCTTCTCCTCTTCAACCTGCATTAATGCCTGCTGAGATTCTTGCTGTAACTCTTCTTCTGACTTAATGAGTAACTGGGCCATCCTAGGGTCTAAGTCCTTGTAAACAGCCTCTAAAAGCTCTTTTTGCTTAATTAACGGATTCTGGAAACCTATATTATAAGCAAACATTGACTTCTGTAATCTTGCCTGAGGAGTGCTGTTATCTAACCTACCATTAGGAACCATATTAAACTTCCCCTGTACTTCATCACGGGATATCCTTTGCGGAGGCTTACCTGTAATAAAAATTTCTTCCTCTTCACTCCCATATTGGTTATAAAGAGCATCTATCTGGTAATAAACAAAAACCATCTGTTGCTGAAAAACCTGTAAATCTAAACTCTGCGCCTGATTTTGTAATCCAACAATCGTTTCAATTTCAGCCTTAGTCTTTTTCCCTCTCTCTCCTGTCCCTGGTAAATCTGTCTGTCCGCCTAACCCTGACGTTATCTGCCCTAACCGATTATCAGACCAGCTCTTTAAGTATTGAGCCTGCTGAAACAACGAACCTTGACTTGGATTGCCATAAACCCTTGTCTCATAATCAGAAGTAGGCCCATTCGTCTCCGTAAACTCCCCAGGCAAAAACCTTCTATTTCTAGGATTAGAAATAACCCCCTTACGTGCCACCCTCTCAGGCATATTTAAAAGTGTCCCATTATCTATCGCCTGATTAACCGCCGTACTTATACCATTCTGGAAATCTTCATCCAACGAAGGGAGTCCTCTCGTTGAATAAAAATTATCCCCCGTCAACTCCCTCTTTACTTGAACATACGGCCACATCCCATGATCATATGGTAACTCAATAAACCTTAAAATAGACTCTGGTGAAGCATCCGGCCATGTAACTATACACCTCTCTTTTATCCCATCACCATTAACGTCATACCAGCAACACGTTTCATGTAAAAGCACTAAGTCATCACTGAAAAATCTGTCTGAATTATCCTTCCCTCCTTTACCAGCCCATGACTCTATATTTGAATCATTGAACTCTTCATACTTACCATCATCCATAGCAATCTTAAGATCATTCTTAGTCATCCATAAATTGCAGTAATCTATAAACCGTGCGTCATTTAAGTCTTTTGTGTCTATAGGGATAACCAAATCTTTCAAAGGATTTAAAGCCACAACCTCAGGCCTGTCATCTTTGACCTCAAGCAAACTGATATCAATAACCTTCTTCCCCTTACGGAAAGACTCAACGGCTTTATTAATAGCATTCACATTCTCATCAAAACTTAAGTCAATCCTAAACTGTTCTTCGATAATCTTAAATATCTGTTCATCCCCAACCCTAGGATCAAATATTGCTTCAAGGACATCTTCTGGGTACTCATCTAAATCTATCTTTACTGAATAACTCCTTGTTGAATACTTCCAGATGATCCGAAACACTGTTTGACCAGGAGACCCTAGAATCATATCTACCCCGTAATTATAAGGCTTAAATAACTGTACCTGTGTCCTTAACCGCCAATCAAACAAATCCTCCCTTTTCCTTGCCGGTTCAACATCTTCCGGCCCAAACGGGACAAACGTTACTACAGGACTTACACTAAAAGCTAAATTGACATAACTAGGCTTTACTCTAGCGATATTTGTATCCATCACTGGAATAACATAATTGGCTGCATTAGGCCATGGAGTAACCTTCTTACGTCTGAACCCATACCTTAACCGATCTAATCTATCAACAGCATCTTGAAAACGTATCGTGTCATTACTCGCCTCATCAATGTCTGTCTTTAACCCAACAACAAAAGACCTTAATTCATTTGTAATATCAAGGCTCTTTAAATCATCTAAATTCTCTGGATGTGCATTGTTTCCCATTAGTACCCCGCATATTCCTCTTCATATTCTTCATTATTGACAAGAACACCTTGCCCTTGTCTATCCTGTTCAATCTCCATTAACTCTTCACTTAAGACTTGCGCCTCTTTTAACTGACTCCTTAATGACCACACAGCTAAAGCTAAACTGATAACGCAATCATCATGCTTACCACTTGGAGCTGAATAAGTGATATTACCGCTATTTGTAATGTTATATCCAAATTCAAGAAGCTCTTTAGTTAAAATATCAAGCTCTTTTGGGAAAGTTATTCTTCTTTGCTCAATAGCTATAGATAAATTCTCGATAACTTCTCTCTTAGCTAAATTTGAACTAAACTTAAACCCTTCAACAGAGATATTAGAACTCTGCAAATCCTCAAGGACAGGATCACCAACTCCTGTCTGATCTAATAAACAAAGAGCGTTGTTATACTTAGCAGCCAAACGTTGAACCCTAAACTTCTGTTCCTTCCAGCTTAAATCTTGGAACCTTTCAAAAGCCACCACCTCACGAGTCACTGAATCTATAACTGTCAACACCGTAAAATCAACCGTCTTGGCTAAATCTACACCCATAACATAAAAACGTCCTAAAACAGGGGACTTTAACTCTCCTACAATACACCGTTGCACCCCCCTAAACACTCCACTTGAATCATCTAAAAACTCTGCCAAAACCTCTTGCCTGAATAAAGATTCTGGCATATCCTTCCTCATCTCTTCAATCTCTTCTTTTGGGATATAAGGATTATCCTCTGTCCTAAACCTAAAGGACTCGTAATCATTCCCATCTTTCACAAACAAATCATAAAAATGATTTCTCCCTTTAGGAGTCCCAATAAACATAGCCCTACCGCCAGAATCAGCCAAAGTAGGCCTTAACTCTTCATACCAAGCATTAGCCCTCATACTAGCAAACTCATCTAATACCACAAAAGTAAGCCCTACCCCTTTTAACCCGTCTTCTGTGTCAGCTCCCTTTAAACTTATTTCTGATCCATTGGCTAATAAGAAAGTAAGCTCAGAAAGATTAATATTCTTAATCAACTTCTCAGGAAGATAGTCTTTAATCATCTTAAAAGCAATCATTTTTGATTGTCTGTAAGTAGGAGACACATAAAAAATTCTTGACTTAGGCTTATTAACAGCTTCCATTATCATTTCCTGAACAGCTAAAGTTGTCTTCCCCCACCTTCTCCCACAGACTAAAACTCTAAACCTTGCCTTACTATCATGGACTTTACTTTGTTCATCATGAGGAACATAATTAATAATTACTTCTTCGGTTCTCTTCCTCTGCCCGATCAATACCATTTCCAACCTCTTCTTTAGTAGCCCATCTAACAACAAAATGTTTATGCTCTTCAACATTAACTAACGGCTTATCCCCCTCTACTTCCTTACGCAACTGCTCTATCAAATCAGCCTTATCCTTTTTAGACTCCTCAGCTTTATCTATCATCCTTTGTATCAACCAGATACGTCTGGACTTAGGCCATGTTAACCGAGGGTTTATGAAGGCCTGATTTGCAAATAATATTTTATAAACTGATTTAAAT